TTAAACCTGATCTCGGTGCAATTCTACCGTATACACCAATTGGAATAGTTGCACATATACCAGTGCCTACTATACCCCTTTCCGATGGTGGTATAATTACTTCTTCTGTACTGTACAAATCGTACCCGACTGAACCAGGGGAATGTCTCGTTGGTATAATAGCACATTTATTTAGTTTTTTAATTTTGAGATGTGGTAACGTCATTTTATTTAATTACGAATATTATCTTTATACCTCGTTTAAATTCTACACTTTAATGCAGCAAATATAATCCACGCAATAAAAATATCAACGGTGTAATGTTCTCTAGATGCCACAGCAAATAAAGACGAAAATATAGGCCATATAGGCCACAAAGGTTTACCTACAAAATATGAAGATACTACGTTAAAAGTTGTGTGACCAGAAAACATGTAATCGTTACAAAACCCAAATGGTGGTTTAAATACACATTTATTTACAGATGGATACGTCGTAACAGAATTACACAACCCTCTAAAAATATACATAAGACCCAATATTTTAAAATATGACTCTGTATTTTTATTACTCCATTTTGGTATACTAAATAATAACGCAATAATTGGTACGAACAAGGCAATATCACCTATTCTGTGATATTTAGATAAGTTAGGCAGAACTTTGTGTCCAATATCATATATTTTATCTTTGTTTTGTTTTATTTCGTGACTTCTTTTATATGAAATAAAATACCCTACAAATATGTTAAATATAAAAGCGAGTAAAGCAAAGACTACTAAGTATAACATAAAATACCCTGAGATAATATATTTGTATAAATAAATGGTAGGCATCAAAAGAAAAGAATTATCCAGAAGAAATTCAGCGCCAAAATTTAAAGTTAGAATAAGAGAAAGTTTTTATAAAGATATATCATCAGTAACTTTAGAAAGAATAAAAAAATATATAAACGATAGAAAAACATCGGTCGTTTCTGTATTTTATGACCGCGATAAAAGTTTTAAAACCAGAAAATTAAAAGAAATTATGAACGCTATGAATATAAACAACGAAACACCCATAAATAATAAAATAGCCATACTCGTCGGCATTTTTAATTATTCTAAAAATAGTAAAGAACTTGCAAATATCCACAAAAATCACTGTATAGCTGCTTATAAAATAGATGACACTTTATACTGTTTAGATCCGTGGGGTAAAGACACAAAAAATATATCTTTATCTATATTTTATCAATTACAAAAAATAACAAAATGTAAAAATATTTTTATATACAAGGGAAAAAATTTACAACAATTCGATAAAACTGGTGTTTGTGTTGGTTTGTCTTCAAATTTTTTAATGAACATGGGTAAAAGAAAACAAAAACTTGGGTTCGAAACTAAGGATATACCCGTGAATAGAAAAGAATACAGTCGATTATTAAAGGAAAGTCGGTATGATGATAATACAAAGATATTTTTAAAGAAAATAATAATAAGAGCACGACATAATTTTTATGATAGATATATGTATTATAAATTATCTAAACAGTCTCTAAAAGAAATAGAATCAAATTTATCTAAAAGAACAGTAGCGCAAAAAATTAAAATAGTTAAATAATACAAACGTTATAAAAAATTATGAGTCTTAAAATCATAATGGGAAATATGTTTTCGGGTAAAACAACCGAACTTATTCGTCGTTTAAAAAGATACGAAATTATAGGTAAAAAAATACTCGTGTTAAATTCTTCCATAGATACGAGATCTAAAGATCAAGTATTAAAAACACACGATAATATTAACTTTGAATGTATTAAAACAAACGATTTAGAAAACGTCCATTATGATGATAAAGATATTATAGCAATAGATGAAGCACAATTTTTTACCGGTCTTAAAAAATTTGTAGAAAAAGTTTTAAAAAATAATAAAACTATAATTCTTACTGGTTTAGATGGCGATTATAAACAGAGAAAAATAGGTGAAATTATAGATTGTATACCACTCGCTGATAAAGTTTTTAAATTAACCGCCATGTGTATGGATTGTATGGACGGAACACATGGTCCATTTACAAAACGTATAATTAACTGCGATGATACAACTTTAATAGGGGGTAAAGATATGTATAAAGCTGTATGTAGAAAACATTTATACAATTAAAATATTTAATAATACTAAATGAACGCACTTCAAAAAAAAGGACCATTTATGGGCACTGTATTTTCGAACCTAATTTTCCAAGGACTTATAGCGTATCAATCTGCAAAAACCGTTATAGAAAACCCAGAATACAAAAAAATTATGGCAAAAAATGCACTTTTTAATTTTATATTATTAATAAGTTTATTCCTCATACTCGTATTTGCAAAACTTGGATTACCAATTAAATTTACTTTATTTACAATTTGTTCTATCTTAATGGGTGCATACTTATCTCCTCAATCTGATATAAAAGAAGCACTTTTAGAAGTTATTTCTGTATTCATAATTATGTTCATATTAGGTATTCTGAGCGTTCATTTTGGTTTTGATTTAAGACCATTTGGTATTATTTTAATTTTAGGACTTCTAGCACTTATAATATCGAGATTTGTAAGTCCAGGTAAAAAGAAATATGCTAAAATAGGATCTTTATTATTTGCTTTATTCATAGTTTTTGATACAAACAATATTTTACAAAGAAATTATAACGGTGATTTTATAAATGCATCGTTAGACTACTTTTTGGATATATTTAATTTACTTCAATACAATTTAAATAACGAATAAAATTTTATTATAATATAACAAATGCGTGTTCATTTAAAAAAAAGTCCTAGATTCGATAAAAAATTCCGAGTTATTTTCGAAAACGAACGCGAAATTGATTTCGGAGCAAAAGGGTATTCAGATTACACAAAGCATAAAAATCCAATACGTATGCGTTCTTACGTATCAAGACACGGTGGGTTCGTTCCACACATGGTTCAAAAACAAACCGATCCTAAACTCGTTCACGTAAACATGCTCGATGTTACTAAAAGCGATACAGAAAACTGGGGTAAAACAGGTATCTATACAGCTGGTTTTTGGTCGCGTTGGCTTTTATGGAGCCAACCTACTTTGGAAAGTGCTAAAAAAACAATGACTAAGAAATTTGATTTAACTTTTGTTTAATTCCACGTCTTTTAAGATTCGCTTTTAAATTTGTTATTAAATTTGTACGAATATCTCTTTTTTTTGTAGGTGGTGGAGGAGGAGCTATAGGAATACGTGGTGCGTTTTTACGAGGTGGTGGTGGTGGAACAGGTACAGTTCTTTTAACAGGATTCTTTTGTAAAGTACACGGGGCATTAACACCCATTATTCTATATATGGATTTACACTTCCTTATAAGATTTTTTGCATCTTTAAACTGAGTTTCCAAAATCGCATTTCTGCGTCTTTGAATTTTCAATTTAAGTTCTTTTCCTGTAAGAGGAATACGTTTACCACCCACGTTTTTTGTAACACGAAGTCTAATTCTTCTTGCTTCTTTTTTTAAAGATTCCATACTTTATTACTATAACACGTGATAAAAATTAATAATTAAAAAAATTATCCGTTCTATACATTTTAGTTTGAAAATTACCATTTTGTCCTAAAACGGAAATATCTTCGTTACCATATAATTCTGGGCATCCTATATCATCCATACAGTCTCTATCGTTGTGTGTTACTGGTAATGGGTATATCTGATCACCAGGTGTAGTAGTATAATAATGATATCTATCTCGTCTCCCTCTAACCTCTTTTCCGTATAGTGGTAAAGTTTCTTCATCGTTACCAACAAGGACACCCATTTGTTGAACGTGACCAGGTTTATACTTTTTTATTGGTGGAGACCTATATTCCTTTTCGACTGGTATTTGTACTGGGACTTCTACGGGAACTGGGACTTCTATAGTTTCATTTACTTTAACAATTTTTGGGTTATATATTTGATACAAAATAACAATTGCGAGTAAAATTATAACAGAAATCATTAATGATTTTTTAGTTTTATTCGTTACTTTCATTTATATAATACAAAGAAGTTATTTTTTCTTATAAAGAGGACTTAAATCAATTCTACCAAGTCTAAACTGAACGATCATCCACAAAGAAAATAAAAGTGATTTTAAAACTTTACTAGCGTGTGTATCTTCTAACATATATATAGGTTTCATGATTCTACCAAAAAAAGTTTTATCTTTGCATTCACCCGTCACAACCATTTCTAATTGTGTCAATGCACACGTGTCATCATTTATAGACCAATGAAAAAATATAAAAGGAACTAAAAGAGAATAAAATTCTAAATTTTTCTTATTATTCATAAATGGAACAACAAGCATCGTTACGAAAAAAACTAAATGAATGAAGAATATAATATTCATATCTATTAGTATGAATGAAGAAAAGAAACTTCCCAAAATATGGCATCCCCAACAGGAGAAAATACTAAAAGCTTGGGGAGAAGCCGCCGCCTGTTATAGATATATGCATTATCAAGCATATTGTTCATATAAAAATCAAAGTATGAAATTTACAATACCACTTATAATTGTAAGTACAATTACTGGTACAGCAAATTTTGCACAGGAAACATTCCCACCATCCGTTAAACCTTTTATACCATCTGCAATTGGTGGGTTAAATCTAATAACTGCAATAGCAACAACTATCATGCAATTTCTTAAAATTAATGAACTCATGGAAGGTCATCGTGTTGCTTCTATACAATACGGTAAAGTTTCGAGAACTATTAGACTTGAATTAACGCTACCACTTTCAGAGAGAACACAAAATGGTACTATTATGATTGAAAATATGCGTGCAGAATACGATCGTTTAATAGAACAATCACCAAACGTACCTAAAAAAATACTTGATAATTTCGAAAAAGAATTTCCAGATGAACAGGACTTTTTCAAGCCAGAAATCATGCATATCCAACCCATAAATCCTTTCAAAGCTATACAAGAAAATTCGGTTATAACAAAACTTAAAGACGCAGTGAGTGGAACTGCAAAACGAGAACTTAAACAGGAACTCGCCGAAATACGAGGAACCGTTGATTCTGCTAAAAAGACAATTAAAGCTGACATAGAAGGCAAAAAGCAACGCGTAAACGAAATTTCAGAATTAAAAGATATGGGTCTCGTTAGTTTGAAAGGTGATTTAATGAATGAATTAAGAAAAAGAACAGAACTCATGGAAGTTATTACAGAATCACCGAAAGACGATTAACCATATAAGCTATCATAATAAATAGAGCTAAGTTAAAGAGTGTAATACATATAACATAAGGAAAAACTTTCCTTTTTAAGGGTTCGATAATTCGTTCTTGAAAAGTATCGTTTTCTAAAATAATATCTATAGCCTGATTTGTAAAATCATCTTTATCACCAGACATGGATTCATTTGTTAAAATAACAAAACAAAAAAAGAAAGACACTTTATCGCTACACGACAAGGAAATAAACTTATTAAAAAAATATATAAAAGAAAATAAAAATGTATTTATATGTGGGTCTGTAGGTGTTGGAAAAAGTTACATACTTAACAGTGTTCTTGATGAATCAAATAGTATAGAAATTTACGATATAAACACACAGAAAAAAACATTTTTTTTTCAAGAATTAAAAGAATCAACTTTACACGTATACATAGATAATTATGAAAATGATTTACAATGTAAAAAAATAATAGAAGACATCTCCGAAAATAACCATAAAATTTCACAAGGATCTTTTATTGTTACTTCAAAAAATGTACATATATTAAATAATTTTACAACACTTATTGTAAAAAAATGCGAACCAGAAGAAATAATGAAAATAAAATCAAATCATCCAAATACAAACAAAGCAGCTAAAAAATGTTTAGGTAATATTCATAATTATTTTCATTATTTAGATTTTGATAATATAAAGGATTTATTTAGATCACCCAAAGAAATTATTTTAGATATTTTTTATACCGATAATAACATAGATATATCAGACAATTTATACGAACACGGACATATATGGTCTGTAATACACGAAAATTACCCCGATTTTATAGAAGAATGTTATGAACACGTTATGCTATCTATAACAGATGCAGATATATATGATACATATTTATATGAAGGAATTTGGGAATGTATGTCTTATTTTTCATTACATGCAATAAAAATACCTAAAATGTATTTTACAAAAATAGGAGAAAAAAAAGATATAAGACCGGGATCGGTATGGACAAAATACGGAAACCAAAAAATGAGATATCAAAAAGTAAAAGACATAATACATCGTTCAAATAAAAAAATAAACGTAAACGATTTTTATTTATTAAGAGAATATGCAAAAAAAGACGACGTTTCACATTTTAAAAAGTATAATTTAACACCACAAGATTTTGATTTAATGAATCATCTCGCTTTACATAACAAACTTAAACAGAGAGAAGTCACGAGAATAAAAAAGATGATTAAAGAAGAAATAAGTAATTAATATAAATAAAATGACTATCGTTAACGCGGATGAAGAAGATTATAAAATCACTCGCGTTATTGGTAACGAAATTCTATACTACGGTGAAATTACTAGCGATGATATATTAGAATTCATAGAGGAGTTTAAGAAACTCGAAATCCGCCTACTCAAACAAAAAGCTGAACTCATAGGCTACGAACCTATTATACGAATACATATATGTAGTGGTGGAGGTGATTTGTTCGCAGGTCTGAGTGCAATGAATATACTCGAAAAGTCTCGCGTTAAGGTTATCACGATCGCACAAGGTGAATGTGGATCAGCGGCAACGTTCCTCCTTTTGGGTGGACACGAACGTCTCATCGGTAAGAACGCACACGTTCTCATACACCAAATATCAACGACCGGATTTTGGGGAAAATACGAGGAAGTTAAGGATGAAATGCGAATGTGTGATAAACTTATGAATATGGTCAAGAAAACGTACAAGGAAAAAACAAATATTCCAGATAAACAACTTAAGAAACTCATGAAACGTGACATATACTTAGATCCTAACGAATGTATCAAATACGACGTCGTCCACGCTCTTGACTGATATCAACGTGGCGTTTATACAAACCAATAACGGTCGCAAGTATTAAAAACAAACAAAGTGTATTCGCATTCAAGGGTATAACTGTGTTTTCTGGAGGTTTGAGTCGTTCCATTCGGCTATAGTCGACGACGGGTATTTTATCCGCCATTCTCTACTATACCTGAATAAAAAGTTCAAACACAAAAAACACACTTAGAAATT